AACAGATTAAAAAGTTAAAGTCAGAACGCAAAGCTACTGAACAAGCCGTAAAAAGCACAACAAAAGCCCTTGATGGCGAGAAAGAAACAATTAACAAGATCAATAAAGAATATAAACCCCATGTAGAACAACTAAAAAAAATACAAGAACAACTACACAAAGCAGGATTTAGCACCAAGCACTTTGCGCAAAGTGAAAAACAACTATCGGCAGATATTGAAAAAGCAAATAATAAATTAGCAAAACATCAGCGTATGCTTGCTTTAGTTGAACGAGCACAAGCAAGATTTGCTCGTATTAAAGCTCCAATATCATCTGCATTAAATACTGGACGAAACATTGCAGGCGTAGGGGTACAAGCATCTATTGGCGGACAACAAATAATGCAACCGATCATATCAATGGGTCGAGGTGTCGTAGAAATGGCGCAAGTTGCTGGTAAATTTGAGCAATTTCAGTCTGTTTTAGAGGTAACAGAAGGCAGTTCAGAAAAAGCCAAGAAAAGTTTTGATTGGGTGAGAAAATTTGCTGTAGATACTCCAGCCAATCTTGATGAAGCAATGGAAGCCTTTGTACGTTTGCGCGCTTACGGCATGGATCCTACAAACGGATTACTGCAAACATTAGGCGATACAGCTTCTGCAATGGGAAAACCAGTTATGCAAGCAGTAGAGGCAATTGCCGATGCCGTAACAGGTGAAAATGAACGCTTGAAAGAATTTGGGATTAAAGGTAGTGCAATAAAAGGAACAAAATTTATCGAATATACTTATACGGATAAAAATGGCAAACAACAATCTGCACGTGTCGATAAAAACAACCGAAAACAAATTGAAGAAACGCTCAAACGTATTTGGAATGAAAAATATTCTGGCGCAATGGAAAAACAATCAAAAACGCTTTTAGGTATTTGGGCAAAACTTGATGACGTATGGGCAAGTTTCCAAATGAAAATCATGGAGAATGGCGCATTTGATTGGATTAAAGATAAACTGCAATTTCTTTTAAAGAAATTTGATGAACTTGAACAGAATGGTGAGTTAAAAAAATGGGCGAAAGATATTGGCACAGTTATCAATGAAGTGATTCAAGGATTGTGGGATTTTGGTCAAACCGTATTTGAGGCAGTCAAATGGTTAGCTCAATTTGCATCCCAAAACAAAGGTGCAATCGCTACAATAGTTAAGTTTACCTCCATAGCTGGTGTGGCATTGATGGCTCTCGCACCTTTGCTTTTCACCTTGTCTTTAGTTGCACCTGTGCTCCAAGTATTGGGTTCAACGTTTTTATGGGTTGGGAAAGTTGCTATAACTGCCATTTTGGGTATAGGAAAAGCTATGTTAGCCAATCCAATTCTAGCTGTGATTGCCTTAATTATTGGTGCATTAGTGTATCTTTGGCAAAATTGGGATGAAGTGAAAGCAAAACTCATTGAGGGCTGGAACTGGTTAAGTGAACAAGCGGGGCAAATTTGGCAAAACATTGTTAATTCTGTTACAGAAAAATGGAACGTATTAAGTGCCAAAGTGGGAGAAATCACAAATTCAGTTGGGGAGTTTTTCCGTGAAAAATGGGAAGGCATTACCGATACAGCAAAAAACTTCGGTTCTAATATGATGAACAAACTAAAAGATGGCGTACTCGAAAGTTTTAAAAATGTACAACAAGCCATTAGCAGTACTGTGGATTGGATCAAAGAAAAACTCGGCTTTTCTAAAGATACAGAAAAACAAATTGAACAAACAAAACAAAATATTGCAAATGTCACAAACAATGCAGGAAACAACGTGCCAAATATTAACAAATGGTCAGGCGGCTATGCAGGAAATGGCGGTAAGTTTGAACCAAAAGGTATATTCCACGGTGGCGAATACGTGATGACCAAAGAAGCTACATCACGCCTTGGCATCAATACGCTCAATGCTCTTAATTACGGTAAACAAGCGCTGATTGCGGGCGGTTTAGGGATCAGCGTTGCAACTGCCGCCCCTGTGCAAGTTGATACTCGTGTACCAATTAAATGGGTAATCGATAATATGCCAGGTATTCAAGCGGGAGCAAAAATTGTTGAAAATGCCAAACAATCAAGAAATGAAGAAACAAATAAGGTTATCAAATCAGAAAGTATAACTGAAAGAACACTCGATGCACTTTCTGATTCGAATATGTATTCTTCAGGCGGCTACACCGGCAATGGCGGCAAATATGACCCCATGGGCATTGTCCACGGTGGCGAATACGTGATGACCAAAGAAGCCACATCACGCCTTGGCATCAATACACTCAATGCGCTTAATTACGGCAAAAGAGCACTTATTGCGGGCGGTTTGGGTATCAGCGTTGCGACTGCAGCACCTGTGCAAGTTGATACTCGTGCGCCAATTTCTGCTCGTCCAGTGGTGACGCAATCCAGCCAACCAATGAGCGTAAATATCACCATCCATGCGGCACAAGGCATGGACGAACGAGCCATTGCACAACAAGTGGCAAAAGAAATACAACGCATCGAAAACCAACGCCAAGCAAGAGCGCGGAGTTCCATGTGGGATAGAGCATAATAAAAGGGCGAAAGCCCTTTTTTGTTACCTACTATTCCACACACTCCCCCACTCGCCACACCGCACAATATTGCCAACAATAAGGCATTTTCTTTAACTGTGAATGCCTATGTCTGCTGAATTACAACGAAAACTAGACAACATTATCCGCTTTGGGGTGATTGCTGAAGTGAATTACGCCACCGCACGTGCTCGCGTAAAGAGCGGTGACATTCTGACAGAGTTTTTACCATTCATCACACCTCGTGCGGGTACAACTAAAACTTGGTCGCCACCCACTGTGGGCGAACAATGTGTGATGTTATCGGTTAGTGGTGAATTTACTACTGCCTGCATATTAGTTGGGCTTTACACACAAAACAGCCCTAGCCATTCAGCCGACGAACACGTTATTGAATTTGCTGACGGTGCCAAAATTACTTACAACCAATCAAGTGGCGCATTGGTTGTTACAGGTATCAAAACCGCCAGTATTACTGCCGCTAATCAAATTGATATTGACTGCCCCACTATCAATATCAAAGGCAATGTGAATATTGACGGTTCTTTATCAACCACAGGTACAAGTACTACTAAAGGCAATATCAGCACACAAGGCAGTGTGACCGCAAGCGGTGATATTAAAGGTGGCTCAATTAGTTTACAAAACCACGTTCACGTTGAACAAGGCGATGGTCAACGAACCTCTAACGCAAAGGCATAGTATGAATCGATACACTGGCGAAACATTAAAAAACGAAAGCGACCACATTAAACAATCCATTGCCGATATTTTGCTAACCCCTGTTGGTTCACGCATTCAGCGGCGTGAATATGGCAGTTTAATCCCAATGCTAATAGACCGCCCAATCAGCCACACATTGTTATTACAACTGGCGGCTTGTGCCGTCACCGCAATTAATCGCTGGGAACCACGCGTACAGATCACACAATTTAAACCTGAATTGGTTGAAGGTGGCATTGTGGCAAGTTATGTCGCACGTAGTCGTAAAGATAACCAAGAAATGCACAACGAAAAACTATTTTTAGGACATAAACAATGAGCGAATTAGTCGATTTATCAAAACTAGATGCACCGAAAGTGCTAGAAGATTTAGATTTTGAAAGTTTGCTCGCAGACAGAAAAGCTGAATTTATCGCACTTTTTCCACAAGATGAAAGAGCATTTTGGCAAGCACGATTAAGTTTAGAAAGTGAACCTATCACGAAATTATTACAAGAAGTAGTTTATCTACAACTGATGGAAAGAAACCGCATCAACAATGCGGCAAAAGCCACCATGTTAGCCTATGCAAGCGGTTCAGATTTAGATGTGATTGCCGCTAATTACAATGTGAAAAGACAAGTCATTCAAGAGGCGAATAATAATGTTACGCCTAAAATTCCCGAAATTTTAGAAGATGACACCTCATTAAGATTGCGCACGCAATTAGCCTTTGAGGGGCTTTCTGTGGCGGGTCCTCGCTCTGCTTATATCTTCCATGCGCTCTCTGCTCACCCTGATGTCGCAGATGTGTCTGTGGTATCACCACAGCCAGCCAATGTCACCGTCACGATTTTAAGCCGTAATGGTCAAGGCGAGGCTGATGAAAACCTTTTAAATGTTGTTCGGGCAAAACTTAACGATGATGACATACGCCCTATTGGCGACCGCGTTATTGTCCAAAGTGCGGTGATCCAATCCTACGAAATCCGCGCCAAACTACATCTTTATCGTGGCCCTGAATACGAGCCAATCAAAGCTGCAGCTCTAAAAAAATTGACGGCTTACACCGAAGAAAAACACCGTTTAGGGCGAGACATTAGCCTATCGGGTATTTATGCCGCATTACACTTGGAAGGTGTACAACGAGTAGAACTTATCTCACCTACCGCCGACATTGTGCTACCAAGCTCAAAATCAGCCTACTGCACGGCAATTAATTTGGAGATCGTGACAAGTGATGATTACTAATCATTTACTGCCGATAGGCTCAACTCCATTAGAAAAACGTGCGGCAGAAATTCTAAAAAGTGCGGTAGAAAATCCCATTGTTATTGCAGATTTAATCAACCCTGAACTCTGCCCCACCGAATTACTGCCTTATTTAGCCTGGGCATTTTCGGTGGATAAATGGGATGAAAACTGGACAGAAGAAGTTAAACGCATTGCGATTAAACAATCTTATTTTGTGCACAAACACAAAGGCACAATTGGCGCAGTAAAGCGTGTGGTTGAGCCAATAGGCTATCTTATTGAACTGAAAGAATGGTTTCAAACGAATCCGCAAGGCACACCAGGAACATTTAGCTTAACCGTAGAAGTGTCTGAAAGTGGCTTGAATGAACAAACCTATAACGAACTAGTGCGACTTATTAACGATGTTAAACCCATCTCAAGACATCTCAATCAACTCGCTATCGCAATCTCACCAATAGGGGCACTCAGAACCTTTATTGGCCAACAATGTGGTGAAATCATCACGGTATATCCACAATAGGAATATTTATGGCATCACAATATTTTGCAATATTAACCGACTACGGAACACGTGCTATCGCTCACGCATTAAGTCAAGGGCAACCGTTGCAACTCGCCAAATTTGCTGTGGGTGATGGCAATGGGCAGGCGGTCACACCAACGGCGAGCGCAACAGCTCTCGTACATCAAACGCACATTGCACCTGTAAGTGCCGTCTCTCTCGACCCTCGCAATAATAAACAGGTGATTGTTGAATTAACCATCCCTGAAAATGTCGGCGGTTTTTATATCCGAGAAATGGGCGTATTTGACTCACAAAACAAACTCATTGCCTATGCAAACTGCCCTGAAAGTTTTAAACCGACAGAAAGTAGCGGCAGTGGTAAAGTCCAAGTATTGCGGATGATCTTAAAAGTAGAATCCTCTAGTGCAGTGACATTATCCATCGATCACAGTGTGATTTTTATCACCCGCCAACAAATGGCACCAAAAACCATTACTGCCACAACGCAAAATGGATTTGATGAAAGCGGACACACCCACGAAATTAATAAAGCAAGCACCACACAACAAGGTATAGTCCAACTCACCAACGACACAGGGCTTGAAAGTGAATCTCTTGCACTCACTGCAAAAGCAGGGAAAAAACTTGCTCAACAAACTGCACAATTACAGTTAAATATCTCGCAAAATTACATCCCAAACAGCAAAAAATCCTCTGCAGTAAATGGCGAAAGCGAAGATAACGTTGCTACAAGTAAAGCGGTTAAAACTGCTTATGACAAAGGCGTGGAAGCTAAAACTGCCGCAGATAATGCCCAACGCACTGCAGATAGCAAACAATCCCCAGCCACAACCTTAGCAGGCTATGGCATCGGGAATTTTAAAGTGGAAGAGTTTCGCGGAAATTTAAACGAACTCAAAACTGATGGGATTTATGCGATTCGACAAGCCTCATTATCACAAAACCTACCAGTATCGACCAGTTGTCACATTTACGTAATCGCAGGCGGCGACAGCTCTTGGTGTCGTCAACTTGCTTACGTTGCGTATTCTTCTGATGTGTACGAGCGACATCAGACTAGCTATCAAACGGATAATTGGTCAGAGTGGTTAAAAATTAACGACACGGATTCATTACGTCGTTCTTTGAGTGTTGATAAATCTGATGCAGTTAATAGTTCATCTTCAACTAGCGTTGCTACAAGTAAAGCAGCAAAAACCGCTTATGATAAAGGTATAGAAGCCAAAACTGCCGCAGATAATGCGCAATCAACCGCAGATAATGCGCAGCGCACAGCAAATGATGGCGTATCAAAAGCTAATGCAGCACAAATCAGTGCGAATCAGGCAAAATCAGCCGCAGATAATGCGCAGCGCACAGCAAATGATGGCGTATCAAAAGCTAATGCAGCACAAACCAGTGCGAATAAGGCAAAATTAGCCGCAGATAATGCGCAATCAACCG